CAGTGCATTTATCATTGTCATAAATATATACATTTACTTTATCTCCATCTTCAAAACCTGTGAGGATTACACTTCCATCACGCTCTGCAGCTTTACTTACCAGCCCAAATTCTTTTGCATAAAAATCTATGCGAGAAGGGTGTTTAGGATTACCATCTTCATCTACAAATACAAGTGTAGTATCTATAGTTTTATTAAAGATATGTCCCACTTTCTTAAATACTTTATCTATATAATCCCCACCGCGAGTATTTAAGAAATTAAGAAGAACAGGAGCAAGAAATGAAGCTATTTTAATTAAGATAGGCATTAGCCCTCACTCCATTTCTGACGATAAAAATTAGCTTTCCCTCGTAAGACATCTCCACCACGACTTCCATCTGTAGCCCAAGGATTGTAGGAAGGTGATTCAGGTGTTCCCAGTACCTCAAGATCCCAGCGCACATCTCCATCTCCACACTCATCATTCCAACAAGCATAAGCAGGATGGCAGATAGGAGGAACTTCATTAGCTGCTTCCTCTCCATGTGTAAATACATGATTCTTGTCAATAGTTAAGTCAAGTGCATTAGCAACAGTTGCAATAACTTGAGCCATAGTTTCAATTTGTGCGGCGGTAGGAGGAAATTCACCTAAATCATCAGTAGTAGCCTGATATGCACAACATAGTGAAATTCCAATAGTACCTGTATTACGCTTCCATGTATGAGAAAGAACTTTTGACATATCATCAGTGGATACATATATTTTACCATCCCCAGTGATATTGATATGATAATCCTCAAAACAAGTCTGCCATTTACCTGCTGTCCAATGTAAACTAAGCCCAGGTTCTCTGCCCTGTGACCTTGCTGCATTCCAAATATCGTCATAAGAATTGCGGCAAAGAGTATAAATTTCATCTAAATCTACTAATCTCATTTCTTTACTTCACACTCCCTCATTTTATCCCTAATTAAAAATTCTTCATAAGTTACTATAGGTAGTTTCATTGTTGATTTATAAATAGAAGTGATAACACCATTACCGCTTAAATTGTGATAGCTTTCATAAAGTTTAGTGATATTTTCCATTTGCTGAGTTGTAATACAATGAAGTGTCTGGAAGTAATTACAAGACTGTATAATTCTGTCTCTGATGATACTTCTTACACCGTCTTTTAATGCCCTCATTTCTCTTTCAGCTTGTTGTTTATCATCTTCATTTTTCTTATCTCTAGCTTTAAGTTTTGCTATAAAATAGCTGACAATACCTACTACTATAGTATTAGCTGCTGTTAATAGTATTTCCGTAATTTATCACCCCTATCCAAGGCAGTAGTTTATTTTATAACTACCTGCATTATTTAATGTTACTTCTACTGATTCATTATGTGTAAAATCTACCATATAATGAGTATGTGGTGCCATTTTTCTCCATTTTCCTTTTTGGTCAATGGTTAATGTTAAAGCATCTATATTACAAGTATCATCTACATATCTTTGTTGAATACTATATGCTATACCTAATTTACTAACAACTACAGTGTCTTTTGCCGTAATTAGTTCTTTCCATTTTTCTTTTGGTATGGATTCTACTGTTTCTTTTGTATTCCCTTTAGTTGGAATTTCGTTTGTTTGTACTTCTTCCCAATCATTATTGTTGAACACATAGTATTTATTCTTATCAATAGTAAATGCAAATCTTATATCATTTGGTTTTATTTCTGTTGGACTTTCATATTCTTGTGCGGGTGGAGTAAAATTCTCAGTCCATTTTGCATATGGAACTACACTAAATTCATCTATTTTACCTTTCATATATGTATTACTATATGAGCCAGGACTTGCTCCAATAGCTGCAATATTTATATCAGCGCCAATTTGATTGGTAGATTCTTGTTTCTTTACACCATCAATATATAGTACGAACTTACCATTACCTCTTACAAGAGCAACATGATGCCAATTATCATCAAAAGCCTCATCTAACCAATTTGTTCCAATATAACCACTATATGTAAAACCATCTTTTGCTAGACGGAAGTTATTAACTCTGTCTGCAACAATAGTTGTATAACCTACTGACTGTGTGCTAGGGGCTTTAAGCCAAAAATCAATAGTAAAATCACTTGTGCCAAGTGGAATATCTTTATTTGCTAATAATTGAGCACCATTTCCATTAAATTCCAAGCATTTTCCAAATTTTCCATCAGATGAAAATGCTACATCTGTAGTATTAACAGCCCAAATAGTGCCATACCAATCTTTGTAATTACCATCAAAATGAAGTAGGGCTTTTTTAGTGGTGATTTCTTTACTTACTATATTTTGTGTTATTGTAACTTTGTCTATATCTTCTACTTGTTTTATATTTAACAATTCTTTTGGCAAGATAGTTTGAACTTTTGGAACTGCCCCAACAAACCAATCTGGTTTTTCATTTTCTTTGTTAAGTGTGGCAATTCTAAACTTACCTAGGGTTTTTAATTCACCTAAAGTTGCTTGTTCATAACCAACACCATTAAACAATGTTTCTTTTTGTGAATCAGAAAGTGAATCCCAATTATCTGCTATTTTTTCTAAGGGTGCTTTATACACCTCTTTATTTTGGTTAATATAAACTGCTTTGTTGGTAGTTATATATTCTTGTGGGGGGTTAAAATTATCGAGTGATGCTTGTCTTGTATCTATAATCATATTATAAATATAAATATCATCATAAAAAGTAGAATTTCTACACTGTAATCCAATACATAATGCTTTTGCCTTTTGTAACCCATTCTGATAATCTATTGTACCAATTAACTGTCCATTAATATAATAATATGCCTTACCATGAATAAGCCGAAGTGTAAGATACTCCCATGTTTGATGCTTGCCATAAATTACATTTCCACTATCAGTGCCATAATTTGCATTATTGCCAAACAGTAAGCCTTGTTTGTAAGGAGTATACCAAACACCCCACACACTATCATCTGATGCATTTATAAACTCAGCGATTGAGTATTTTGGATTATAAGAATCCTGAATAATCTTACACCAAAAAGATAATGTAAAATTATCACCTAAATCAAACCCACTGTCAATTCTAACTTGTGAGCCAAAAGGAATGTTTATAGCTTTATCAGCAGCAAATTTACCATTAATTTCATTATATGTGCCTGATACAATATTATTTTTTATTGTACTTGCTGTAATGTTAATAATTTTCCCACTCATTAGCCCACTCCCCACACATTATTATAATTATTAAAATCTATTTCATCTGATATACTCATAAACCCACTATCCAATGCTGATGGTTCTGACATATTAATAGGAATACTTGTATTACAATGTACTGTCCCGTCAAAAACAACCTTATTTTTATCATATTCAAATCTACTTCCATCACCAACATCAAATGTATATGAGTTCATTATTACATTAGCTGTTCCTGGTTGTAGTTGTAATACATCTATTGGTGGAAAACAGAAATTTAATGTTTCTGGGAAGTTTATTGTGACTTTTGTGTTTGCTGTGGTATTTAGCTTTGTGATTTGTTTCCACCCTGCTACTGTGCCACCACCGCCACCAGATAGACTCTCCCATTTATCTATTTCAAATGCTCCTGTTGATGTATGGTCACTTCCTGCTCTCCACATGCTGCTATTATATACAACAATCTCATCTTTTTTATATGGTGTATTAGGTTGCCAGTCTTTGATTTTTTCTGTTTTTGATAATGGCTCCCAGTCTACTTCCTCAAATGTTGATTTATTTACTTTTGCTTTTGCTCTATATAATATACCACCATAGAAAACTATTTCATCTTTTTGATATTCCCTGTTGGCTGTCCAGTCTTTTGCAAATGATTCTGGATTTACATATTCCCAACCTGTTTGAAAAGTTTCGGCATGGGTAATTGGTGCTGATGCTCTATACATTTTTCCTTCATAGAATACCATATCTCCCTTGTCATAGTCTTTTGTCTTGTCCCAATCTGCTATGACAGTTCCTTGAGGTTGTGGTTGAGGTGTTGGGCTACCACCAATCTTATCAAAATCACTTTCTTGTGGCTCATCTGTTGTAGTTGTTATATCTGCCTTTGCTCTATAAATAGCTTTATCATAGTAAACAAAGTCACCTGTTTTATAGGAGTCTCCCTTTGTGTATGTTTTTATTGACTTTCCACTGGGGGATGCTTTTCCTACAATCAAAGTCCAACAATCTTCTGCAAACCCATTGTAGTTTGTGCAAAGTTTAGTGCATATGTAAATACCTCCATTGTATTCTACTATGTTTCCAACATTGTATGTGGTGAAATTCTCATGGTAAGTTACAGGTTCAGCAAATTTTGGAAATAAAAGTTCTTCTGGTTCACTTATCTTTTCCCAGTTTGGGTTTTTATATCTAATTTGAAGGTCAAGTGAGGTCATACCACCATACCAACTACCTTCTGGACTTATACCTGTTGCTTCAACCTTGACCTTTGATAGTGATTTACCAATATTTATTTTTCTTGGGAACCTATGATTTCCTGTTGCTTCAAAAAGAGTAATCTGAACATCATTTGACACTGCTGTTATTTTTATATTAGTTGCTATATAATTAGCACTATCAAGTATTAGTATGTGGTCAATTACATTACCAGTTTCTACATCTAACTCAAAACCAGTCCCAAAATTATCATGCCATGTCCATGATGGTGTATAATATTTATATACCCTGCCAGGGAACTTTTTCAAAAATGAGCTATCAGCTATAAACCCCGCACTTCCATGAACAGACTTATGGTCAGTGGTGCATCTATATAATGCTCCTTCACTTTCTACAGTGACACCTTTTTGATACCACGCCCCCTCTTTCCACTGTGCTGCGCTTGAATATTGTGGTTTAACAAGGCTAAACTCTCCTGTAAATGTATCTGCTGTTGTGAAATCACTATTAATTTGATAAGATACATCATACATGTTTATTAAGGAATCTTTTTCATAAAATGTTTTTGCATTCCAGTCTCTTATTGCCTGTGAAGAGGTTAATACATCCCACTCATTATAATTAAATTCTGCTTTTGATGCTATATTTCCTTTTGCTCTATATAGCTTTCCATTATATCTAACAACATCTTTATATTTATATTCTGTATTAGCTTGCCAGTCTTTTATTTCAGCTTTTACGTCCCACTTCACAATATCAAAGTGTGCATCATCTGGTGTTGCTAAAGTATTACCTTCTACATTTGGAGATTTACATTCATAAAGATTTCCATCATGTACTACATAATCTCCAATGTCATATCTGGCATCAGCAACAAATTTCCTTATGTTTCCTGAAATTTTTTTAGTTTTTGCAGGGTCTTTAATAAGGTCACTAAGGCTACCATCCTGCTTAGTTTCTGAAACATAAATTGCATTATCTTTATAACTAATCTGCCCAGCAGAAACACTTCCACTATTTAGGTTAGAAACATTTGAGATGTTTGCAAAAACAGGTGTGTATGTCTTTGCTGCCACTGCTTCTTCTACTGTTGATGTGTGGTCTGTGTCTGATTTATACAAAACACCTGAAATAGTAAAAAGTTGTCCTTCTTTATATTCAGCACCTTTTTTATAAGGTTTTACAACACCATCACTGTTTGAGATAAGTTCCCAATTATCTTTATTAAATGTACCTGTTGATGTAAATTCTGTTTTAGCCCTATAAATCTTACCCTCTTGAAGAACCATTGTGTTCTTTTTATATTCATGATTTGACTTAAAATCTTCAAGTGTTGAATCATAAATACAAAGAGGCGTCCACTTGTCTTTTTCAAAAGTTGCGGCAGAAGTATGATCTGATTTACACTTATATATTTTATTATCATATATAGCAAGCGTATTAGTTTCATAAGTTGTATTGGGTTTCCAATCTTCTATTAAAGAAGTTATTTTATCCCAATTTATTTTATCAAAAATAGTTCCTGACTCATGTTTTAGTTTTGCTCTATAAAGTGAACCCCTATAGGTTACTAATTGGTTCTTTTGATATTTGGTGTTATGTTCCCAAGGTTGTGCTCCTCCAACACCACCTGCAAGTTCCCAATCATCTTCATCTTCTGCAAAAGTGTTTTTTGATGTGTGTTCTTTAATACATTTATAAAGCATTCCTTCTGCAAGAACAGTATCATCCACATAATAAAAAGTATTTTCTTTCCAAAGCCTTACTGATGAATATACTTCTTGCCAGTTATCTTTATCATCTTCAAATTTAATTGCAGAAAGATGATCTATCTTTGACCTATATATAGCATCTCCATAAAGAACAAGTTGTCCTCGTGTGTATTGATTGCCACCTATATATAAATCTACTTTAGCTACTGCATCACTTCCTGCAATATCCCTGATTTGCCATAAAGCACTTCCGTCAATGACATTACTACCAAGTGTATTTATAGTAGGTTCATTAGCCCCACTTGTACCTGTATTAGTACATAGCATATATTGATTAGATTTTAGTTTTGATGTTCTTACTACATCACCTTTTTGATATTGCTTATTCTTTTCCCACATTTCCCAGTGAGCTTTTGAAAGTTCATGAGTCTTACCAAGAACCTTCTTGTCAATATCTATTATGACATCATTAAACGAGGAATCTGCAAATTGCCAAGATTCTTGTACTAATTTTATACCTAAGTTATCTGTTTGTAATGGCAATATCTCACCTCCTATAAATTCATTGAGTAAATCTTTCCGTGAGTATTACGGGTTATGACTGAGCTATTTTCCCAATATGGGGGAGGGGTTTTATAGCTATTGTGGTTATATACATCATATGGTGGTGTATAAGGTATTCCAGAAAAGTTAGCATGATTATGAAATATCCTAGCGCATTTACCAAAAAGACAAGAGCAGCCTGGTGCTACAACAAAGTTATCCCTTACGCTTGCTTTTGATAGTGGATATTTTATTTGAATCATATCATTTTCATGCTTTACTATCTTCCTGTAACTGTTCCCCATTTTCATTAGCCCATCTGTGAAATACCCACTTTCTTTTTCTCTAAGATTTGTGGAATAGATAAATAGGTTATTTACAAACCTATCTACCCAACACTTAGTCTGCCAATCTTCCATCTTTAGCCCACATCTTTCATCATAAAGCATGTTTTGGCAGAAATAAGAAAGTTTACCTCTAGGAATATTTCTCTTTAGTATATTATCAATAGCAATAGTTAATTCTGCTTCACTATCATCAAAAGATACCTGTCTTATTGAACCTGCTATGATTTCTACATAGTCGTTATCTTCTTCATGGTATCTATATACTTTTACTTCCACCTGCCCGAATTCTGGTGGTGCTCCTTGATAAAGCAGGGCAATAGAGTTAGTTCTTAGGACGTTTATTTTACAAGTTTCTTCATTTGAAGTTGTCATTAGTTTTAATGAATCACTTCTTATTATATACTCAGGAGAGAATACCATATCCTTCCCATTTATGGTTAAAGATTGTGTATATTGTGCTGATGTATAATTATAACTTACGCCATTATATGTAAATGAATATAATTCTATTGGTTTTCCATCTTGTAATGAGTTTTCTATTGATTTATACATCATGCACCTCCCTTAATGTAACTTGTGCTGTTGCTACACTTACTGTTTCATATTCTATTTCTAAATCATCACTGTCAAATCTGACAAGGTTAAGATAGGAAATTATGAATACATCTTTCATGTTTATGTCTTTATCAAGTGTTTCTCCTAATAGTAGCTTGCCATATCTTTGATTATTTCTCATTTCATATGTATACCCTGCTATTGGTATAATTTTATATGTCCAATCCTTAAAAAATATTATGATTGATTTTCTATTATCTGTATTTAGATAAAATTTATGTAATGAAGCAAAAGCTGTGATTAAATGACTATCTCCTACCTTTGCATCTCTACTTAATACAAAATCATTTGCATATGTAGGTGCATAAAAAGATTTATACTTTCCACCCATTTTTGTGAAAAATTTTATGAAGTTATCTATCTCATTTCTTGTTTTCATAACTATTCTTAACACATTTATGTCAGAAAATATGTTACTTTTTATATCATATTTATAAATACCTGTTTCAGTATCAAGTCTTTTTACATTTCTTGCTGCTGAAAGTTCTTCTTCCTCATCTGTCCATTGAGGTTCCCATATGAACATGTCTTTATTTTTATAAATATATGGGAGACTGAACCTATTTATCTTATCAATCTCCCTATATTCATTTAATAAAAACGGGGGAAAGGGTTTTTTAGATTTTTCCATTAAATCTTCAAATTTCCCTGTGATACTTCCACCATCATGGTATACATACTTAGTTGACATATCTTCTGTAACATTACATCTTCTTAGTGGATAAATCAAGGCATTTTTCATATTTAATGTTTTATGATATGCTTGCCTTAATTCTATTACCCCATCATAAACATTATTTATTTTTACAATGTCATTTATAGTTCCTGTCATATCATCGTGGGCAAAAATGAAAAGATAAGTACAATCTCTTGCTCCATACATAGTATCTGGATTAACTTCTAAATTCTTCCCACCATTAAAATCTTTTCTAAGAAGTAATGGTGACTGCCACATAGGAAGGTAGTAGGCATCTGAGATTCTAAACCTCATAATACCCCTTACCCACATTCCTTGAAGTCCATCCATAGCGTCATAATCAAATTCATATGAACGCCTAGGGACTTGTCTTAATTTTATTCTCTGTTCTTTCCCACTATATGAAGTTATTATGTCAGTGAGAAAGCTGTATTTTTCTTTTATTCTTGACATAATTCACTCCCTTTATGCCCAGTTGGGGCTTAAATCTAATATATCTATTGGATATTTATCATAGTTATCTGTTGTAAACCTTGATACAAATATAAACCCATCCCAAATCAGCCAAGGTTCATAAATAGGTCTGTTATTTTGAAGCTCTCCATCCCGAATTACTTTATTTAGCTTTGGATAAAGCCCATGCGCCCATTCTGGTAAAGTCCAATCCCAATAAATAGGCCGTGCTTTATGTGAAATTGGGGTTGGAATTACAAGTTGACAAATTTTTTGTACTTTACTTGTAGCAAATATATCTTCTTTAAAATCTTCTATTGCTAGATAGTAGTTATCTTTATATGCAATAACTTCACCTTTTTTATATTTTGCCCCTTGTGTATAATATCTGATTAGGTTTCTTGATTCTACTTTTACTTTTAATGGATTTGGGTCATTAAATCCACATTTATAAATATGTTCTTCGTTATTGATAATAATGGGAGGTTTTTCTTTCTTCTTTTCTTCCACACGACGCTTTTCTTCCTCTTTCTTTTTATCTGGGGGAAGATTAGGATCAATAGGTTTTTCTGTGAAAGAATCCCTTATTCCTATATACATATTATCTATTTGAATCTCTGCAAGTCCATCTTGCACAATAATATGGACATATTCCTTCTTGCCGTCAGCTTGTTTCTGGATAGGTTCATAAAATTCTGTATTTTTTAATGTGTCTATATTTATATTGACATAAGAATAATCATTGGGTGCAGAAATTAAGATATTTACATCTTTACCATTAAGTTCTATTCTTGCAGTGTAGTTCTTAGTAGGTTCTTCTTTTGAATTTAATACCCAAGAATTCCCATCTTGTGTAAGAAGTGAGTTTCCATTGATTCCTCCACCACTTGTAAGAACATAATCATGCCTAATGAATACAACTCCATAACCTACTTTTGGCTTTACAACTTTCTTGTAGAAAATTGCTTCTCTATACATATCATAATCTACATAAAACCAATTATGTGGTAATGGTTTCTGTGGGAATTGATAATGGTTGGTTGCTGTTGTAGGTGACTTAAATCCAAATGGATTATAATCATATACTATATCATTTGGTTTTATTGGATTATCTGGTGTTACTTCTTTTCTTTCTAAATATTCTGCCCAAGCATATACATTAAATGAGTCTACCAAGTATCTTAACTTATAAGGGTTTATAAACTTCTTTGGGAAGTTTTCTCCCACACCTTGTGGTAGATTCATTATCTCAAAATCAAAATCTGCCATCTTAAATTTTGCAGGAATTAGGAAAGGTAGTTTAGCCTTTCCACCCTCTGATTCAAGATATATTTCAAATTGATGTGTTTTATGAATAGTAAAATCTATTTTCATGTCAGCAAAAGAATTTACATTTGAGAAATTTCTTATGAGTGTACCATGATCATCATATACCTTAAAGGTTCTATCTACGTAGTTGAATTTATACAAATAACCTTTCTTCCATGTTAGTATATCTGTACCTGTGTATGCTCCTATGTCTAATTCTTTTAAGTTATTATAGAATCTAAAGTTTACTAAGTCTCCATAATATTTAGATACTCTTGAAGATATTAAGTATTCTATTTCTGCTATTCTTATGCCATTTGCAAAAGGTTTGCCAAAAGTAAGATTAGATAGTCCTGGGGGTTCTTGATAACTTAAATTTTCAAAAAGTAATGTTGCTAACCACTTATTGCTCATAATGATGTTTCTCCCCATGTATTACTTTCATATTTATAATAATGTAGTTGACTACCATATCCAAAGTTGCTTCTGTATGTAAATCCATCTTCTACATTCATCTTGTGGTATTTTCCTTTGCCGTCAACTTTATAAATCTTGTTAGAAGGCTTCCATGTAGTTTCATTATCTTGCCCTGTGGTAATTCCATTCTTCTCAGCAACAATTACTAATGGGCATTCATCATAAGTCATTGTGATATTTCCTTTGGTAACAATGGTGTCTCTACATACTTCATTAAGATATGCTTCAATATCATCTTCACTTTCTACATACCCTATAACTCTAGGTACTGCATAAATGATTTGCTTTTCATATTTATTATATGAATATAGATTCTTTTGCTTGTCAAATGTTTGAATTTCTAATACAGTTGTGTTTCTCTGTTTTAGCTTATCTCCCATTTCTCTACAATATCTTGACCAGTCAAGTTCCATCTTATTGACATTATGCTTTACACCATCATCATCTGTGTAAAGTGCATCTTCTTTAATGTCAAATTCTACTTCTCCGCATTTTACCCTTAGTACATTCTGTGTAGTTTCTGCATTAAGAATATCTGTGTCTGAGGTATGTTCATAAATATTGTAATCTGTAAACTTATTTCTTCCCTTAAACTTAAATAACACATTACCTGAGAAGGTTTTTTCTGCAGGGAATTGATATTCATATTTTGTTAGCTCTCCTCTATCTATGGTAAATTTAAGGTCTGCCATGATTGAAGGTGATTCACTTCTACGCCGTGTTACAAACCCTTCTGTTTTAGCATAATCAAATTCCATGCTATCTGTTACTGTATATGTAGTAAGTTCAAGAGATTCAGTTGCTATTTCTCCTGCCCTTGCTACCATTTGTGTCCCTGTTATTGAAATTCCTGTGCCAAAGAATATTACTGTACTTTCTGCTGTATGAACTCCTGGGATTGTATCAAAACATCCTCTAATTACACCACTAAGATTATAGTTTCCATTCGGCAAAAGAGTTATCTTATCAAAAGACATTATTTCATCATCTACTAATACCATGTTTAGCCCACTCTTATTATTATACATATATGGGTCTGAATTTCTTTCTTTAATATAATCTGCAAAATCTTCTTCTGCGTTATTACCTAAACCCTTTAATTCAAAACCTTCTGCTAAGTGGTCATAACGCTCTAAGATTCCATACATTACCCTACCTATCATAGAGTATTTAGTGCTTGTAGCTGACTTCTTGTATGTCCCTGCTACTCTACGCCATACATGCCACCCAATACAGAAATTTGAAGGCTGCGCGGCAAAGACATGAATGAAAGTATTTAAGTCTCTTGAATACTCAAATGGAAGCTCTACATATTGATACCTACCAATTTCTTTAGGTGGATGTCCTGTGTCTGTCCAATCTGGTATATTACTATAATCATATTTAAGACTATCAAAGCCAAACACATCTTCAAGTGCTGTTATTTTTATCTTTCCATCTGTTAGTGTTCCATAGTCTATATCTGAAATTCTATATACTTGCTTTTCTATTCCATAGGGTTGCCATGTTACTATTACTACATCACCTATTGCTAGATTATGTCCTAGCCTATTGCAAGTTATTTCAACAGAAGAAAGTGGATAGCCTAGAGAAAGTAACTTATTCTCCCCCATCCACTTAGCATTTTTAGGTGTTGTAAAATATGAGCCATCTATTGATGTTTCTGTGTAGTTTTCTGTAATATGAACATTTGATTCATCAAAGATTGACATGGTGCTCTTATCATATTTTTCTACGTCTCCTGCGCCTGTAAAATCTACTGACACGGCTGACATAGTTTCTGACCAATCTAGTCTTGTAAATTCCATTGATGAACAATTATTAACGTCAAAAACTGGAAGTGTTGCTACATCATAATTAGCCCTTATTAGCCTAAATGTGAGCTTTCCTGTTTTTGCTGAAACATATACAACTCCATTGATATGGTCTAGTATTTTTTCTATATAATCCCCAACTGTTGATATACTGTTGATAAGACATGAAATTCCTAATCTTTCTTCTTCGCATATTGCTCCTAGTGCTACTAAAGATTCAATATCTATTTTATCATCTGAATATTTAGCGCCCCAATTTTCATTTTTAAGAATTTCATATAGTACATCTGCTGGGTTTTCATCTTCTTCAAGTTTTCCTAGTTTCCACTTACCATGTTTATAAAGTCCTGTAAGAAGTGAAGAAAAGTTCTTTAGCTCATCTCTGTTAGTAGGTGGATATTTTTCTATAAGTGCATTAAGTGATTTTTCATCCCGCTTTTCTTTTAACTTTTCTAGTTCTTTCTCTACATGTTCCTGCACTGTTTTATCTTGTCTGGAAATATAATCCTCAACTTTAGCAATACCATCTGTAATTCTCTGTTCCCAATAATTATCAATAATATCTTGGTGATTATCAGAAAGTCTTTGTGGGTAGTTTAATACCTCAAACCACATTTCTGGTATAGTTGCCTGTTTTCCTATATATGCCCTAGGTATAACTGCTGTAACATAAAATGGGTATCTAGGTGTTAGCCCTCTTAGGTCTTGTTCAATGGTGTCTTGATTCATTTCTTTTACCATCCATGAATCAAAAGGTTGTGAATTGGTTCCTAGGTACATTCTTACATCTCCTACAAATCCACCACCCTCATCTACACCACCAAACATGTCTGGTTGGTCAATGTGTGCTACTATTCCATTAGGGTTATCTTTTTTCCAAGCTACTTTTGTGCTATTATCCCAAACACCTTGTTCTGTGCTTGATTCAACATTACTATCATAGACATTCATCCAAAGTTTCTTTATACCTATATTGTCTCCTGTCCAACAAATTATATGTTGCCAGCCTAGATAATACTTAAAACCTTTCTGGATAGTGGTTCTTCCTGCATGTCTATTAAATAGCCACATAAGAAGATTTATTAATACTGATATTATAGTAGTTACCATTACATTCATCTTAGCACCATTTGCCACGTCTACTGCAAGACCTGTTCCTGCACCTGCACTTGTAACAACTTTTACCATGTGGTGTGATGGTGTAAGTAGCATGGTTATAATACCTAAAAGCAGAGGCCAGAGAAGTGATTTTGCGTCTAGTTTTGAATGCATACCATATTCTTCTGTATATGGCTCACTTCCAAAATCTCCATAGTAACTTACTAGAGGGTTCTTTATCATTACCCTACCTATTGCTACAGGTATTGGACTTCCTATTGAATTTGTGTTATCTGATGTATATTTTGAAGGTTGTGGAGAAGAAGTGTCACCACCTTTATTTCTATTAAAAAGTTGCAGAAGTAATGTAGTTATTCCCCAACCTAGTAATGAATTAAACCCTGCTTTCCATGCTCCTGCACTTGTTGTACTATTATTTCTCTTTGGCAACTTCTCACCTCTCCCCTTCTTTTATTTATTCTTAAATTATAACACAAAAGCCTAACTATGTCAAGTTAGGCTCTTGCTTTATGTTATGGTGCTATGTCTACAGTTTCTTCTTGTGCTATACCTATTCCGTCAAATCCATAATTACCTCTGCGTCTACCCATTGGGAATACTTGATTTAATACTCCACTCTTAGGATAACTTCTCTCATATGTTCCTGCTGTTTGCATATTCAGCATTGATATAAAATATATTCCTGTTGCTTGCCCTACTGCCGCATAAAGATTTAATTCTTCTGGGTCTGTTTTTACTGCAAAAAACATTGGCATATCTACTGTAATACCATTAAGTGTATTTATGTTTCTTCCCCAATCAAGTCTTTCTTTTGACTGCATGAAGTAATAAGAAGGTATCTTAGCACCATCTGTATCATTATTTCTAATAGGTAGTGCTAGTGATTTACCTGTTATATTATCATGCCCACTACTTGCCCAAATTACATTACCTCTAATATCTAGTGGTGCTTCATCTACATCTATTCGTAAATATGTATTAGTAAGTGCAGAAGAAGAAAGAACTGGTAATGTCCACCTATCACTTATTTTATCATCATCCACATATATTTGATATGCTGTTTGCATCATATCTTGATTAGCACTTCCGCTAAAGAATGCCCCACCATTCCATGCTTCATATTTATTAAGCATTCCAAATATTAGATGTGTTGTTTGGAAGAATCTCTCATCATTTTTATTTCTCTTGACAAGAGAGAATGTGAGAAGTTCTGTTGGTGCTGTTATATGATTACAGTATAGGTCATAAGTATTTTCAAGTCTCTCCTTTTCAGCAAGATAATTATTGTACTTCTTTAGTGCCTCTGTATAAATTATGTATTTCTGTTTATCTTCAAGATACTTGTCATATACTTTTCTTTTCTCAGTATACTCATCATCAAATTGCTTCTGTTCAGCATCTCTTTCTTTTGACTTCTTATCATGTTCTGCATCCATTTTTGCTTTTTCTGCTTTATATGCTTCAAGAAGTTTATCAAAATTCTTTTCAAAATCATTCATACATGCTTTTAGGCTAGAAAAATCAAGTGGAGTTGCATTTTTTAATTTATTATACTCAAGTGTGCTCATGCCCACCCACTTCATTTGATTTTCTAATGTTCTTGCCCAAATGTGTTTTCCTTGACCATAATTTGCGACACTTAAAACTGCTCGGCTTGATAATCCATCCATTAAATGACCTTTACACAAATTATATGGCTCAAGATTTGAGCTATACTTTTTATATTCTTCTTCACTAATGCTTCTATTTATTCCGTTTATGCTGTTATTATTATACAAAGCAAACATTGGATAGTATACATATATATTTGCCCATGTTCTTCCCTGCCATGTATCTGTTAATAATACTCTATAGGTTATTGCTAAATATTCTGTATTATATGCGGATGTAGTAAATCCATACTCGTCAAATTCAATATCTTTAACGTTAGTAAATTTATCAGCATTTCTAGCATATAAATTATCTGGTAGGTAAAAATCTGCTGTTCCTCTTATTGCGGCGGTTACATAATATAAGTTACTATAGTCTGGAAGAACTGTTGACCACCATTGTCCAGAAGCAAATAGCCAATTTGATAAAGCAATTTCTTTATGTAGATAGTGCATAAATGTAGTAACTTTATTTGTATAGTGATCTCTACAACCAGCAACACCAGCATCAAACAATCCCATAAAATTATTTGGCATATTTGGAACATCCTTAAATAATCCATGTGCTCTTGCCCAAGAATCATTACGTCCTTTATTCTCAGGATTTACACTTCCACCATGTGTTACTGAATTATACAATGTTTTCAGCACTTTATACTCTGGGTCACCACGCATAAGTTCTAATATTGTGTAATTTTGCTCAGTTCTATAAGCAGTATTTTCAACCATTTGCTTAAAAAGATTTACAAAATATAGAGGTGAATAATCTGTTGTTGCTCTTGAAGTAATACCACCACCAACAGTTATTACTGAGTTTACTTTTCTACACTGTTCAGCCCCATCTTCTGCTGTTGGCTTATGTAAGGTGTCTCCACTTGGGGGTATTACTATTTCTGAATATTTTCTTTCTGGTGGTGTTACCTCTGCTGGCTCATCTACTTTTGCGGGTTTTGGCACTTCTTCTAAATCTTCATAGCCTGTTGATACTGGCATCCATGCTCCTAGTACTTTTTTGTCTTTGAATTTCTTAGGTACATTGAATTGGTTATACCATCTTTGTGTTTTTGAAAACCCTTCACTAACTACCATTCCTATTCCGTGGTAGCCTTTATGTTTTTCCTTAGTTTTTAAGTCCATTTCTGCATCATCATTTGTGCCAAAAATTTGTGTTCCGTTTGCTGAACGCAAGTTTACAAAGTATTCTTTATTCTTGTCTTGGAAAGTAAATCTCTTTCCGTCTACCCCATCTCTTTGATAAATGTTAGTATCTTCACGAAGTGCATCACTAATTTGATTTCCTGTTGTGCCCACATATTCGTGCATTTTTTCTATAACTTCATCAGGGGTATGTAGATTTTCATATTTTACAAATGCCATTTAATCACTCCTGCCTAAATGCTAATCCATTATACCCCTTAGTCCCATAAAACTGTCTCCTTCTTCCTATTTGAAAACAATTAAATGTATCTTTCTTTTCGGGATATGTTCCATCTATCATCTCATTCGTTGCCATATTATACATATTGACATAATTTACTATGTCTTGCATTCCATATAGTGAATAAGTCACTACATCTTGAGGGTCACGTCTTACATAAAAATATATTGGCATGATTAGTGCTGTGCTATTTAATGTATTTACTGCCCTTCCCGTGTCAAGGTATTCCCTTGACATTAAATATCTGTATGTAGGTATTCCAACATCTTCTAAGTCTGTTGTTGTCCACATTTCTATATAAGGTTTTATTCTTAGTGTAGTAGCCCAAATTGGTTCTATCTTAAAATTAGGAAGTTGACTTTCTGATTTTACTTTATCCCCATTTAACACCACTTTTTCTTCCCTGCCACCTAGCATATATCTAGTATCTCTTAGTTGCCACTCATCAATGTTTGTCTGAATAAAGAAATGAAGTGTATGAAGTGTTTCTACTTTATATGGTGCTGTACCCCAAAACCATGCTTCTTCATCTTCTTCTGGATTATCTACCCAAACATTTTCTATTCCCCCTGCATACATCATTTTATGAAATTTTAATGTATCTTCTTCTATGACTGTTGTAGGTATTAACTTAATAAGACTTCTTCTATAACTTGCTTCTTTAGCTCGTTCAAAATCTTCTGTTATGTGGGTTACTTCAAGATGTGGAATAAAATCTCCACCCATCATAAATCTACTATTAAACTGCCGATTTCTTTTTACTTCACCAAAGATTATATTATATGTCCTAGTAAATGTATCTGTGAACATTTCATATTCTACACTTGCTTCATATATTCCAGAAAGCATGACTGTGTTATTTATGATACTATAATTAGCTACAAGTTTACTAGGTTTATACATACTAATACATGGAAGGTGGTGTGAATATACTTTTAATTTTGATT